CTAAAGTCTTTCTTACAAAGCTCTAGGTTTACTTGGAATTCTTCTGGTTGAAGGATTCTTTCAGTTAATGTAATAGTTGCAGTATCAGTGAAATCACAAGTTGCATCTTTGATTACGTTAGCATCAGTAGCAATTTTCTTGATTACTTCTTTGAACTTTACATTTGGTTTGATTTCAATACCACCTCTGTCAAGTGTAACACCTGATAATAAAGCAGCAGAAATGTACTTGCCTGCAAATTCGCCAGCGTAAGTACTTGTAATTGATGTAGTAGTAGCCATTTTTTAATTAATTTTAGTTTTTAGTTTATTTTAAATTAGCAATTCTGTTCATTACTCTATCTCTAGTGCTCATTATCTTGTTTTGACCAAAAGATTTAAAGTTTTGTTTTACTTCCCCTTCAGGGTTGTGTGAGATTGGTTCTGAAGCTGGTTCAGCAGATAACTTTTCTATTTCTTTTTGCATAGATAGTTTTTCCTCACCGTAACCTAATTTCATTTCTTCAATCATACCTTTTAATTCAGAGATTTTAGATTCAAATTCGTCTCTTCCAACGTATTTCATTTCATCCATCTCAATTTCTTCAGAGGCTTCCTCTATTACAGGAACTTCCTCTTGTAAATCTTCAGATACAACTTCTTCAGAAGATAAATCCTCTTTTACTTCTTCTTCTTGACAAGCAAGCTCAGTAAGTTTTTGAGACATTTCTTCTTCTTCTTTAATTTGCTCCGAAAGATTTACTTCTTGATTCACCTCAACTTCTTTTACTTCATCTTTCTTAACTAAGGATAGTTTTTCCATGATGTCGTTCAAAATTGATGTAGCTTTAGTGTTTTCCATAAATTTCGATTTATAAATTAATTTATCTTAACTAATTAACTGTATATAAAAAGGTTGTTAGATTTTTATGCTTTTTTCTGTATTATAAACCATTCAGAGCCATCTGACCAAATCATTAATCCTTCATAAGAAACATTTAACTCATAATAATCAGATGAACCATCTAATGTTTGACCAGCTATAGGGGTTAATCTCACCCTTGTATTTGTGTTAAAACCTCCATTTGTTACTAGTCTTATAATTCTGTTTGTGTTTTTAGAAGTTGTAGCATCTGGCAAACTTAAAACCATATTTCCAGAACCACCTGACCAGCTTAATTTAATCATTCTTGAGTCATCATAAAGAGAATCGTCCAAATCAAGATTAACACCATCAGAAGCAGTAATATCTGTGTTATGAATATAATTTATAACTTGACTTATAGTTGCTTTTTTAGTTTCGCTACTTTGAACTACTGCAAAACTTTCTGTTCCTTGTAATTCTGTAGCTGCATTTAATTGTGATATTTTTTTTGACATTATTTATAATTTTATATTGTTACCGTTTTCTTGTAGTATGTTTCCTCCTGATTCTAATAATAAAACACCTACTCCTGATATTCTACCTACACCTTGACTTCTTAAAGTTCCATCACAACATTTTCTTGAGTATGTACCATCTTTACACATACAACCTCTTCTGCTACCATTTGGAACAGCGTTTCCTACAGTTTCATTTGTTTTTCTCATAGTTATTTTTTAGGCACACAGTTAGGCACTAATACTCCGTTTTTATCTTTCATCCCTATTTGTTCATATCCTGCTTGACAAGGATTATCGTCATTTAAATCTAATTCACCAAGCTCTCTTAGTTTGCCTCTTGACCAGTTTAATCCTGCTTTACCACCCCATAATAAATATGATATAGTTCCACAAGCTTTACTGTCTCCAGCATCATAATAAGTTTCTGCTCTACTTAAATAACTGTACATTCTCTTAATCGTCGACACACTCAATTTCTCACCTCTTGACAACTGCTGAGCTCTTATTTTTCCTACGCTTGTAGCACATTTATTATTTACCTTTTTGTTAAGCTCAATACCTCTTTTTGCGTTATTTCTAACACCACTTCCGTAATCGCTATATGTAGCAAATTCATATTTGTTATCTAGTATTGAATTGGCAATTTCTAATAGTATTTCTCTAGCTTCCTCTTCATTGTCTATTTCATTTATCTTACTCATAGCAATTTTATCAGTAAAATATCCTTCTATAGAAAATCCTTTTACTAAACCTGTTTTAACATAGTTATTCCAAACCTCATCATTGTTTACCTTCATAGAAACCATCCAAGTACCTATTGGTAAATCCATATTGTACTTTCTTGATTTATCGTGTACATCGTCTTCTATAATCCAAGATTCAACTACAGATAGCCCATACAATTCAGCTTGATGCTCTAATGTAGATTTGTTTTGATTTCCTCTCATTAAGAACAATTCAGATGCTTTTCTTACAGTATCTTGACTAAAGAATATATAATATTCATCTTCTCCGTTACGTCTATAAATATTCTTGTTAGGAACTAAAGCAGCACCCATTAATATTTTCTTTTCCTTATCTACTTCAGCTAATTTTATTTCATGCTGTTTAGATAATGCAATAAAGTTTTCTTCTATTGCTGGCTCATCTACAATAGATATAGCTTCTATCCCAGATAGTTCTTGTTCTTCGTCTATAAGTAGTTCTACTATTTTCATATTGAATTTATTTTAATAATTAACCGACTGATGCCGTGTTTGTAATATTTCTTTCTAATTCTTGAGCTGATGTTATTTCTTTGCTAACAACAAACGCCTTTAAAGGTTGCCCTGTTACACCTGCTAATGTGGTTGCTAATTGACTTACACCACCAGCACCTACTACATTAAAGTCAGGAGCTTGCACTTCTCCTGCTTCTCCTGCTTCACCGCCACCACCTAAAGATGTTCCTACAGATGATTTACTTTTAATTGCGTTTATACCTCCTGCTGCTGCTGCAACTATACCAGCAATATTTATTCCTGCACTAATGTTATTTGATAACCTTCTTACTCTACTTTTTGGAATAGCTGTAGGGTCTCCTAACATAGCTCTGGCTTTACCTGCTGCTGAAATTATCTGATTACTTTCTTTAGTTTTAACAATTACTTTAGCTATAGCTTCAGCTTTTTCTGTTATAATTGCTGCTATTTTAAAACCGTCATCTAAATCTCCTAAAGCTTTAAATCCTTGACTAATGGATTTCGCAGCATCAAAATAACCTTCTCTTATTGCAACTCTAGCTTTTGTTTCAGCTTTTTCTGCTTCTGTTATTTGTTTTGCCTTATCTATATAAGCATCACCAAAATCATTCAACTCATCTTTTCTCTCTTTTACACCTTCTGATAAAGCTTCCATAGCCATTATTTGTTGACTTGTAAAACCTTGTAAATAGAATTCGTTAGTTTCTAATCCAAATCTAAATAACTTAAGCAGTTCTACAGATTCTCTTTTTACTTCATCTGATTTTCCACCTAAAAAAGCAATGTTAGTTAAGTCTTCTATTTTTTTCAATACAACATTTGAATCTTTTATTACTTCAGAACTAAAAAAGTTAAAGCTTTCTTTTAGCTCTTCAAATGTCTTTTCTCTACTGTTTATAATTGCCTTTCCTGATTTGGTGTATGTTACATCTATAGCTTTTGTTGTTCTTATTTCATTTTCTTTTAAAAACTCTGTAATTGCTTTTGTTTGTTCCTCTTCATCTTTTATGTCTTGTATATTTTTTATTCTTCGTCTTTTTGATAATAATTCTGAGTTGTCTTCAACTAATTTGTCTATTTCTATTCTTGATGCTTGAGCAATCGCATATAAAGCTATTTTTTCTCTTACACTATCAAGATTTTCTCCATATCTAAAATCCTCTTCTCTTAAATCTGGAACTAATTTTATTAACTCTTTAGTTATGTTTTTTCTTTCTTCTTCAGTAGTGTTAGTGTCTTCTAATATTTTTACATATTTTTCAGCAATAAACATATTGGCATTTAAAGAATCTAGTGATTTAGATAATTCTTTGTTTGATTCTGCTGCTTTTTTAGCAGCCTCATCCATTCCTGTAAAGAAATCTAATATTTTTGGACCAAATGAAATTAATAACTGAACGCCAATTAGTATTCCTCCCATTCCCCACAATGACCTTCCTAGCTCTTTTAATGATGCAACTACACCTCCATTAGTTTCTGCAAAACTAGAGAACAAAGTAACAACCTGAGACAAGTTGTTTGCAATAGCAGTAAACCCATAAGATGCATCTGAAGCTAAACGACCTGTTTCTAAAAGTATAGCGTTATTTAAACCAGACTGTGCTCTACCTTGTTTTGTAACTTCTGCTGCGTTTAATTCTGCTCTTGCCTTTGCTTCAGTTGCAATTTGAGCTTGTTTAGTTAATAGTTTATATTTTTCAATCTCTACATTAGTAGGTTGTAATGCCTGAAAATATTTTTGTTGTGCTCTAGTAACACCATCAACAGATTTAGATATTTGATTTGACTTTGCTGCTACATTTTTATCATCAAGTATTACTTGAATAAGTATTTTTTTACTTGCCATATCTTAATCTTTTAAGTTGTTCTTTCATTTGTTTAAAGTCTTTTACAGCTAAATATTTACCTTTTGCAATTTCTATATTTTTTCCTGCTCCATACCAATCAGAAGCGTTCAATAAGTCGAGCACGTTTTTTATCATAATTATAATTTGTTTAATAATTCTAATTCACTTACTTCAGTTTTAAAGTTTGTGCTTATAGAATTAATCGTAAATGTTCTATCTTGTATCACAAGCTCATCATTTAATCTATAGTTAACTAATATATCTGTTGGCAAATATCCTTTCAGTTTATATATTCTTTTCTTTTCCTCAAAGATTCCGTTAATATAATTAGTGTAAAACTTTTTAAACAAAGAGTTGGTATAACCGTTTTGACTATAATTAGTTAAATTCCATTCATCTATTTCATCATCAAAGTTAATTGTAAAAGCAGCAGCGGTTGATGTTGTGCCGTCTTCATTAGTGTTAGAAGGTCTATAATATTGTGTTATTTCTATAGGAGTGCCATCTGAAATCCATTTAATTCCTTTCCCAGTATTTATATTTTCTTGTATTGCATAAAATACAAGTGGTTTAGTTAGTACTGGAGAATAGTCGCCTGTAGCTGGAGTTACATCAGTTTTAGATTCAAAATCTCCATCTGCTGAATAACCCCACAATATATCAGTTATGTATGGAGCGGGAGAAGTTATATCTCCATAAGGACTAATTTCTCCAATATTGTAATTTTCTCCACTTTGCATAATATCTGCACTTAAAGAAATAGTAGTGTTACTATCTATAGATAAAATAATAGCAGTAGTATTGTCTGTTGTATTATTAACAACATCTCCTATCGCAACGGTAGTTGTAAAGGTTTTTGTACTATCAATAAGTTTATTTGTTGTAGTTGAAGTTGTAGTTCCAGAAACTTTTGAGTCGTTTGATTTATTTTCATCAATAATTCTTTCAAACTTCATGTGTTCAAAAGGGACTTTAACTTCATATTTAGTTCCTCTATCTACAAACGTAGGTTTTACTTCTTCGTTACCAAAGGTCTCATTAAATTGTTCTAAATGATTTATAGATAATAAAGTAGATGGCTTTTCATACTCAAAATTAAT